CCCGAAGGAACAGAAGGATGAGATTAATAACGAACTGGATGAAGTCACAGATTATGTCTTTGAAGTCATCCAGAACTCTAACTTTGGTCAAGAAGTTCACGAGTCGTTTATGGATTTGGCGGTAGGCACAGGTGTTCTTAATGTGGCAGAAGGTGATGCTCTGCATCCTGTAGTCTTCTCAGCTATACCATTGCCGCATGTTGTTCTTGATACAGGCCCAGATGATAACATTGACCACGTTTATCGTGAACGTCAGGTGCGTTATTCTGACATTCCAAACATGTATCCGAAGGCTAATATCGGGGAAAAGATACAACGCAAGATTCAAAACAACCCAGATGAACGCACTAAGATTCTTGAGATTGTTTGTAGAGATTACACCGTTAAGAACGAAGACGGCTTTTTGTTTTATGCAATCGAGACAAATACAAAAGAAGTAATTAAAACAGACATTTACAGGGGCGTAGGATCGAATCCATTTATTTGTTTCCGTTGGTCTAAATGTTCTGGTGAGGTTTATGGGCGTGGTCCATTGATCAATGCGCTTAGTGCAATCAAAACAACCAACTTGACTATTGAGTTAATCCTTGAGAATGCACAAATGGCAATCTCAGGCATTTATCAAATGGATGATGACGGTGTTATTAACCCAGATACTATTAATCTTGTTCCCGGAACGGTCATACCAAAAGCCCCAAACTCTATGGGTTTGCAGCCCATTAAAGCTGCTGGCTCTTTTGATGTTGCTAATCTTGTTTTATCTGATATGCGCTTAAACATTAAACGAGCTTTGTACAATGACATGCTCGGCAATCCTGATCGCACACCAGCGTCAGCAACTGAGGTCGCGGAGCGTATGGCTGACCTTTCCCGCCGGATTGGTTCTGCTTTTGGTAGATTGCAAGCAGAATTAGTACAGCCTGTACTGCAGCGTGTTGTTTACATCCTAAAGAAGCAGGGGCGTATTGAGCTTCCAACTATTAATGGTCGTGAAGTTAAGGTTCGATCTGTATCACCACTTGCACAGGCTCAAGCAAACCAAGACATTTCCTCCGTTGCACGTTTCTTGGAGCTTGTGCAAGGACGATTTGGCCCAGAGCTAACCAACATCTTAATAAATTCAGAAGAAACTGCGGCATATCTTGCTAAGAAATTTGGTGTTCCAGATATTCTTATTAGAGATTTAGAAGAAAGAAAGCAGCTTGTAGCTATGGCACAGCAGATGGCACAGATGCAACAACAGCAGCAGATGATGGGCGGTCAGCCTACTGAGCAGGAGCAAATGATTGGTCAAGGACAATAATACCTATTTAGGTATTGATGGATTTCGCCGTTCTCCGAGTGAAGACACAAAAATAAGCCTTAACATAGCAGCACTATTTCAAACTGATCTTGGTAAAGAAGCTTTGAAATACTTGCGTTCAGTAACCATTGAGTCAGTTAATGGCGCAGGGGTGACTGATGCTGAGTTAAGGCATCTTGAGGGTCAGCGTTATTTGGTTGGTCTTATTGAAACAAGAATCAAACATGCACATAAGGTGAAAGACAATGAATGAAGAAGCGCAAGTTGAAGCAGAAGATAGCGGCGTTGTCACTGAAGGTGGTGATCCGTTACTTGTAAACCCAGATACTCAAGAGCGTCCTGAGTGGTTGCCTGAGAAGTTTAAGTCTCCAGAAGACTTGGCTGCAGCTTATGGTTCGCTTGAAGGCAAGCTTGGCAAAAAAGAAGAAGAACTAAAAGCATCTTTCATAGAAGAAATTGAGAAAGAAGCTTATGCAAATCGTCCAGAAACTAAAGGTGATTATGTTCTTCCAGATGGTATTGATGAAGTAGCTGCACCAGACAATCCATTATTAAGCTGGTGGGCAGATCATGCGTTTGAAAATGGGTTTGGTCAGGATGAGTTTCAGCAAGGCATTCAAATGTATATTGATGCTATGGCAGAAAACATACCTGACTATGACGCAGAGTTTCAAAGCCTTGGTGACAACGCTACCGCAAGAACGGAAGCAGCTAGTTTGTTTGCCAATCAATTCTTTCCAGAAGATCAGTTGCCTGCAATTGAGCGTCTTTGCGAAACTGCTGATGGCATTAAAGTTCTTGAGCATATCATGGAAAACATGCGCGAGGCTGGCCCATCTAGCACATCAACGCCAGTGCAACAGATTTCAGAAGGCGATTTGAAATCTATGATGATGGATGATCGTTATCATAATCCTACGAAACGTGACCCTGAGTTTGTTAAAATGGTAGAGCAAGGGTTCAAGAAGATTTATGGATAAAGAACTTATGCGTATTGGGCGGTTGTCTTTGGTAAAAAGCACACCCCAACACGCTGAAACAATCTCTGACTCATTAAGATTTAATGATCGCAGGGAATGTATGATCTACGGCGCAACACCACTAGAGGCTCTTACAGAGCCTTTAGTTATAACTGGTGCTAAAACATTTACCCTTAAACTAGATAATGATCCTATTGCTATGACAGGCAGTGTTCCAATCGAAGAAGAACATGGACGCATATGGATGCTTGGTACTGGCGCGGTAAATAATAACTTTCGCCCATTCCTACGCGGCTGCAGACCAGTAATTGATTTGCTTCAAGAGGATTATGAGTCACTAGAAAACTATGTACCTATTGATCATCACGACACAATAATGTGGTTGTCTTGGTGTGGGTTTACTTTTGATGAAGGCATATATGAGATATGCGGTCATAGCATGATGCGATTTGTGCGTTGCGTAAATGAAAAAAATAATGTCTATTATCTTGATAAACGGCCTGTAATGCACTGAGCGACCCATTAGGACAATCGCGTTGAGGAAGCCGAGCAGATAACCGCATACGTTGTAATTTTAACATAACCTTATAGAAGGACTGTATAATGGCTAACACAATTGATATCGCCTTTATCAAGCAGTTTGAGTCTGAGGTTCACATGGCCTATCAGCGTATGGGTTCCAAGCTACGGAACACTGTACGGACTACCAATGTGAACGGAAGCACTGTTCGTTTCCAAAAAATTGGAACCGGAGCTGCATCAACTAAAGCTCGTAATGGCAATGTAACTGCTATGGAACTCGTGCATACAACTGTCGAGGCAACCATGGCTGATTTCTATGCGGCTGAGTACATCGACAAGCTTGACGAATTGAAAGTCAACATTGATGAGCGTCAGGCCGTAGCTAAATCTGCTGCTGCTGCTCTTGGTCGTAAGACTGATGAGATTCTTTACACAGCAATGGACGCTGGTGCCAACGCTACACAGATCGGTGCTGTCGGTTCCGCTGTTTCTAAAGCTGATCTTCTTAGCTTGTTTGAGACATTTGGTTCGGCTGACATTCCAGAGGACGGTGGACGCTATCTTGCGATGCACCCTGCCGCTTACGCTGATTTGTTTAACATCAATGAGTTTGCTTCAAGCGATTATGTAGGCGATCAGAACCTACCTTTTGCTGGTGGCATGAGCATGAAAGAATTTCTTGGACTCAAGATTTTCTCAACCTCTGCTGTCACTGCTGGCAAAAACATTGCTTACCATACAAGCTCTGTTGGCCTTGGCATCAACTCAGATGTTAAGACTGAACTGAACTATGTACCTGAGAAAGTCTCACATCTTGCGACATCAATGATGTCAATGGGTGCTGTAGTTATTGACTCTAACGGTATCTACGAAGTTCTGGACAACAACTAAAGGAGTGAGGGAAGGTCAAGGTATTAACTTACCTTCCCTCCAACCAACATGGCATTAGTAAGCACCACAGCAGATACACCGATTGACATCTCAAGTCGCGCTTTAATTCTTATTGGCGCGAATCCTATTACGTCATTTGAGGAATCAAGCACTGAAGCTTTGGTCGCTGTTAATATGTATGAAGATGTTGCACGAGCGTCACTTGTTAATTCAAGGTGGCGTTTTGCAACTAACCAAGCTGTATTAAACTTGCTTACTGCAAAACCTACAGGCAGATATGAAAACGCATATCAATTGCCTAGTGATTGCTTAATGGTTCATGCTGTTACAGCAGGCATTTCACCTATTGAATATCAAATTTATGGGTCAAAGGTTTTTGCTGATACATCAACATCAGATGAGATTGTTGCTGATTACAGCTTTAGAGCCGCAGAAGAATACTGGCCTTCTTACTTCACATTAGCTGTAGAGTATTCATTGGCTGTTGTGTTTGCCACATCAATTGCTAGGGATTCTACACTAGCTGGTGTAATGCAAGCTCAAGCAGAGAGAGCAATGGCAAAAGCGCGTAGCCTAGACTCACAGCAACAAACTGCAAGGAAACTTGTTACTTCAAGGTTTAGTGTCGAAAGGCGTAGCTAATGCCTAGAATCCGCGTTCCAATTGCAAACTTTCAGTTTGGTGAAATTAGCCCATCACTTACATCAAGAACTGATACCAAGATTTATACAGCCGCTGCAAAGAAGGTTGAGAACTTCTTTCTCCGCAATGAGGGCGGCTTGCTTAAACGCTTTGGGACTGAGCGTTTGTACGAGTACGACACTGTTGTAGATTCAAATAAGTTGCAACAGGTAAGGCTTGTTCCATTTATATTTTCTGATGATGAGCGTTATATAATCTCGCTTGAAGATGCAAAGATTAGGATTTTTCAAATTGATCCTGTAACTGGCAACGTATCTTTAATTCAAACGATAACGCAGGATGTTAACTCTGCTGCACTACCGTTTGATGATGATATTGTTACTGAGCTTACATATGCTCAAGCTGGTGATGTGATGTTTATTGCACATCAAACCTTTATGGTGCGTAAGCTTGTGCGTACAAGCTTAACTACATTTGAAGTAGAAACCTTAAACTTTGATGAAACTATTGATACCAATGGTATCAACCAGCCGTATTATTCGTTCCATCCTACAGGCGTTACGCTTGATCCATCTGCATCTACAGGCAATGGAGTGACCCTAACAACAAGTGCTAATTACTTTGTGGCTGCACATGTTGGCACAATAATACGTTATCATAAAAATGAAATTGAAATTACAGCAGTAAATTCAGCTACGTCAGCCACAGGAAATATTAAAGATAAGTTGCTGGTGCATCTTGATACAGACGCATTAGAAACAACTGATGGCTTGGCTGATGTGCATGTTACATTTGCCTTGCATGGATTAAAAGTAGGAGATTCAATTACTATTAGCCATGCTGGTGCTGTAGGTGGAATTGCTGCAAACCAGATCAATGGAACAAGAACCATCAATGAAGTTATTGATGAGAATGTAGTTGTAGTTACTGCTGGTCAAAATGCTAATGACTCTGTTGTTGGTGGTGGTAGCCCTAAAGTTAAAACGCATGCGCCTTCTACAGAATGGAGCGAACAGTCATATAGTTCTTACAGGGGGTTTCCTGCTGCAGTAGCATTTCACGAGAATAGATTGTGGTTTGGCGGCACGATTGCACAACCGGATGGTATCTGGGCAAGTAAGAGTGCAAGCTATTTTAACTTTGATGTTGGTGATGGTGAGGACAATGACGCGCTTGATTTGACAGCAAGCATTGGCGAGATCAACCAGATTAAACATATTGTATCAAACCGTGATCTGCAAATTTTTACCAGCACATCTGAGTTGTACATACCAGCTTTTACTGACAAACCTATTGTATCAACAAACGCTCAAATTAAGCGTCAGACTCCATATGGATCAAGTAGTGTAAAGCCACAGTCATTTGATGGCGCTACTTTGTTTGTTCAAAAGACTGGCTCTGTTGTCAGAGAATATATTTATGCA